TGGTAATTCAAACCTCAGACTTCAAATCCATGTAAATAGCAGAAATCATGGGACTTTGGGAATTTGTGAACAATGAATGAAAGCATAGAAGAAAATATCAAATGTCCAAAATGTGAATTTCCGAAATTATATAAAAACGGAAGAACGAAAGCTGGATTACAAAAATATAAATGTAAAAATCCGGACTGCAATCATCAATTTAAAACAAAGCCAGAGCACTCGGTCGCATTAGATACAAGACAACAGATATTTTCATTATTGACCGATAGAATTCAGCCAAAAATTATCCACAGAGCATTTTCAAACGAAGTTTCATTGCGATGGATATATAAACTCCGACGTAGGATCAGATGACAGAAAATAATAATAACGATGACATAAAAAAAATGGTTCAGGATCGCGTGATTGAAGAAGCCGCGAATCTTCCACCGGCAGAAGACGGCCAGGTAATTGATAGTAAATTTATTGGCCAGTGTCTTTTCTCCAATTCGGCCGGCGACGGCCTTTTGTATGCGACACTTTTCCGGGATAAATTTCTCTTCGTCAAAAATGTCCAGGAATGGTTTGAGTGGACTGGGCATATCTGGCAGCAGGATAAAATGAATCGATCGTTGGCAGCCGTGGAGAAGATCGCCGAAATTTACCTTGATGAATATAAAAAGATATCCGGGCAAATCGCTGATCTCACGAAGAGCGGTGATGAAAAGAACGAAGTTGAAAAGCTCAGTAAAAAACAAGGAAAAATTTTAGAACGCGTTCGGCAACTCCGCGGCGATAACCGCCGAACCGCTTGTCTAAAATTTGCGCATACAATAGAAAACCCGCTGGCTATTACCGGCGACGAGCTTAATAAACATCCCATGCTCTTCCCTTGTGCGAACGGCGTTATTGATCTCGAAACTGGAAAATTCAAAGAAGGTCGTCCGGCCGATTATATGTCGCTGGGCAGTCCGATCGAATGGAAAGGATTCGACGCTCCGCGTGAGCTTTGGGAAAAATCATTACGGGAAATCTATAATTGTGATCGTGAAGGCGATGATCAATCCTTAGTTCAATACGTCAAGCGTCTTTTTGGTTATGCCATGACCGGCCTGGTGTCGGAAAAAGTTTTTCCGGTATTATACGGAAAGACCGGCTGGAACGGCCGCAGTCTTATCATCGAAAAAATCAAGTACGCCATGGGAGAACTGGCCGCGCCTATTCCGTCAGAAATGCTGCTGAGCCAGAAATTCAGCAAGTCGTCATCCGGACCAAGCCCGGACCTCATGACTCTCAAAGGGATCCGGATGGCGTTCGCCTCTGAAATTGACGAAGGCCAGCGCTTTTCCGTTGCTAAAATAAAATGGCTAACTGGCAAGAATGAAATCACCGGTCGCAGTCCGCACGATAAATATTTATCGCGGTGGGATCCGACACACACACTATTTGTTGAAACAAACATTCAGCCGGCCGCTCCAGCTGATGACAAATCATTTTGGGAACGTCTGCATATAATCCCGCACAATATAAGTTTCGTTAACAGAGATCCTCGCGAGACTTATGAACGGCGGGCAAATCTTACCCTGGACAAAGAAATATTTAAATACGCTTCCGGGATCCTTGCCTGGATGGTTGAAGGCTGTCTGGAATGGCAACGTATTGGCCTAAAGCCTCCGAGCATCGTCACGGAAGCTACCGAAAAATATCGCATGGATGAAGACATGATCGGCGACTGGATAGAAGAGTGCTGTACCAGGGAACCGGCCGCAAAAGAAAAGGCGTCTGATCTATTCCATTCGTTTTTGGAATGGTATCACGCCAACATCGGCAAGGGCGACAAGCTTACCGGTACGTGGTTTGGAAAACAGCTCACTAAAAAATTCAACAAAGATAAATCCAACGGCTGCAACGTCTATCATGGAATATCACTTAACAAGGGAGTGTCGGAGACTAAAAACGCATGATTACTAATACCATTAAAAAATCATCATTAAATAAAAATACAAGCGATAAACCCTCCACAGTCCCTTTATTTCAGGGATGGTTTAAAAAAATGATCAAAGTCGCCGATGAAAGTTTATCTTGCCGATTTACAACGGGGATTGCCATGGATGGTTTGGATAGAATTGTCTTTATCAGGGAGGGTGGACAGTTCAACCTAAGTAACTTTTTTAGCGGTTTTTCATAAATTTTCAATACAAATATTATAGGTACAACTATCAAACTATCCCTAAAGGGTGAGGCATATATAAAATAAATATAAATAAATGAATGATAATAAATAGATATAAAAAAGAGAAAAAAGAAAAAAGGGAGGGTTTAAGAATGAGCAAAAAAACACATAAAGACATTATAAATGATTTTATATTTGAATGTTGCGAAGTAGCAGAAGAAGCCAGAATTCAAACAAAGGATTTATATAACGCATTTACTGATTGGTACGTCACAAATATTTCATGCTGTAGACTTCCTAATTTTTCCAGTTTTTCAAGAGAGATTATCAAAGAATATGAAAAAGAAAATACATGTGCCGGGTGGCGTTATATAGGATTGAAATTAAAAGAAAATAAAGAAGATCACCGTCTCGCTCTCGCTAAAATATTAATGAATCAAATTGATAATAGCGCTGAAAGTTCAGCGTTTTGGATGGTTAGTTGTATATCGAAATTAAAATCAGCAAATCCACAAATGAATCTCGTCTGTCTTCTGAATATCATTCAAAAGGAAATGCCGAATTCATTTAACAAATATCAAGAGTATTTAAAAAATACATGAAGGTACAAATCCCGCGGCGCTTTGCGCCTGGGATAATTCGCTCTAATCCCGATGATATAGGGAAAGGCTCATTATGAACACCTACGACCTGGCCAGTAAAAAAGTAGAACTGAAAAAAGTATCATCGACGCATGGCGGCGAATGGGCGGGACCTTGCCCGGCGTGCGGTGGTAACGATCGCTTTCGCGTCTGGCCGGATCAATATCAAGGAAAAGGTGGTTACTGGTGCCGGTCATGCGCAAAAGCCGGCGACAACATCCAGTTTCTTATTGATTTTGAAGGAATGGATTTCAAAACTGCATGCGCTTTTCTTAATATCAACGTAGATCAGCATAAAATGGATCGTCCCTCGACGCCGGTAAAACAGGAATTTACTCCAGTGCAGCATCAAAGCCCATCTGAACTCTGGCAGGAAAAGGCTCAAAAATTTATCACCTGGGCGGAATCTAAACTTAAAGATAATAAAGAAGTCATGGCCTGGCTGGCCGCTCGCGGAATTAATGCCGAAGCCGCCGCGGCCGCGCATCTGGGATGGAATCCGGGCGAAAATGGCAAGGATATTTTTCGAAGCCGGACCGCATGGGGATTGCCTGATTTGAAAAAAGAAAATGGCAAGTCGCGGTCGTTATGGATCCCGCAGGGACTTGTCATTCCATACATCATTGATGGAATTATTCAGAGGATCCGCATTCGCCGGCCGGAAGGTGATCCGCGTTACTATATCGTTCCTGGTTCATCTATGGCGACCATGATTATCGGAATCGAATGTAAAGCCTTTGTAATTATCGAAAGCGAACTTGATGGCATCGCATGTGCCGCCGCTCAGGATCTTGCCGGCGCCGTTCCCTTGGGTTCATTAGAAGGTAAACCGGACGCCGCGGCCTATACCATTTTAAAAGAAGCGCTCCAGATATTAAACGCTCTGGACTATGGCGATACGGGCGGAGGGAAAAAAGCGGCTGAGCGGGCGATGAAATGGTGGTCTGAAAACTTTAGCGATCGATGCGATCGCTGGCCGGTCCCGAAAGGCAAGGATCCCGGCGAAGCGTTCGCCATGGGGATAGACCTTGATCAGTGGATAAAAGCGGGGCTGCCGCCAGTGATAACGATAATGAATCAGCAAAAGACTTCTTCCCCTTTGAAGGGAGAAGATAAAAGTGGGAGTGAAAACAAACCACCGGAAAGCGCTTCAGAATCATTAAAAGAACTTTGGAAACTATTACGCGACAATCCCGGCGTTAAAATCATAAACACGCCGGATCGTTTCACCGTATTGCGCAACGATCGATATGTTGGCGGTCGAATAAATGAACTGGTCATGAGACCGGGCGAAGTCAAGGATTATCTCTTAAGCCATCCGGATGAAGAAATTACATATCATAATCTATTTGTCATTCCCGCGGAGGCGGGAATCCAGGAGGAAAATAATGAGCATTGAATTAAAAGATGGAAGTTTTCTACCAAAGCAGCCTTTTGGCACTGAACTATTAGAACAATTCAAAGAAATGGCTGAAAACGGCGAAGCAGTGGCCCTTCATGTTGGAAGTGAAGGCTTCCTTCGTGAGCGCATTAATAAGAGAAGCCTGGAAGATAGAATAAGCCAGCTGGAAACCAAAGTAAAAGCGCAGGGAAACACGGAAGTGGAATATATCGGAACATTACACATACCGACCTCCGATGAAATAAAGAAAATACTGGAATTATAGCCGACACCTACTATGCAGAAAGACGAACTCGAAAAACTGATTGATGGGAAACCGGACGACATTAAGGGTAAGGGCGTATTGTTGTTCAATGCCCACCTGCAGGCGCAATTAAACGTCAAGAACGATCCATCAGCACAAAATTACAAAAGCATGAGAGCGGCTTTCGATGCACTGGAAGAATTTCGGACGGCGCAAGGTGGCGGCAGATCCGGAGAAAATTTTATCAACATAGCGGCAGTTCTTGAACATCTGGAAAAAGATTGGAAGGTAACAAAGACAAGTCTATATCGGCACCATAAAGAAGGAAAAATATTATCACAAAACGACGGAACCTTTTTGCAGAGCTCCGTTGATAAATACGCCAATACTTTTTTAAAACAAAAAGCAACCGGCAAACGCAAACAAGACAAACTCGACGAATTACAGCGTAACAAAATCGAACAAGAATTAAAAAATCTGCAATTAAAAAACGAGCGTGAAGAATTCAATTATCAGAAAGACCGCGGCCTATATATCTTAAAATCACTAATGGATCTGGAGCTGGCCTCGCGTGCCGGAATATTAGTGAACGGATTTAAGCATTGGATACAAACAAATGTAGCGGATTGGATAGTTACCGTTGGCGGCGATACTCGAAAAGCGGGAGAACTCATAAACAAAATGAATAACGATCTGGACGAACACATAAACCATTACGCCGGCAGCCGAGAATATGAGGTCATCATAGAGGCAAGTGAAGAGTTAAGCGTGAAGAGTGAAGAGTAAAAAATAAAAAGTGAAAGGTGAAGGGTAAGGTGGATGTGCGGAGTGGTGGGAACATCCGGGGAAGGATCCCCCCGTTATTTCAAATGGAAACATTTGATCTGCTGAGTGACGCACAAAATCCAGGTTAGGCGTCAGCCGAATTTCAGAATCCCGATCAGAGGATTCCGGTGCGGAAATGGAAAGCCGGTTCGAATCCGGCCACATCCATCTTGCTTTTAATTTATCATCCCCGCGTAGGCGGGAATCTAGGAAATAAAATGCAGCACTACACAAAAAACACAATCGGAATATTAAGATTCTGTCCTACATGTAACAAGATGACAATGCACCGCGTAGACAAGGGGCGTGTCGGATGCTGTCTGGAATCGCATATATCCGGATTAAGCAAAAAGCAGGAAAAGGATAAGAAAAAAGAAAAAAATCAATTGAGTTTATTTTAATTTATCATTCCGGCGAAAGCCGGAACCCAGGGAGGAAAATAAATCATGAAATTAGAAGAAAGCTCCGGATATAAAAAATTATTATCAGCTATTGAGTATGATGAAAAACAATCACCTAATATGCATAATTACCGCGAAAAAATACAATGGATTATTGATCGCGCTAAACACTATGCCGAGGTAACTGGTATTGAAGCGGCCATAATACTCAACACTTGGGAAGATCGCAGAAATTACTGGTATATGAATTATTATCAAGAGAATAATCAGCCGCTTTTGACAGGCGCGACCGTAAGAGTATTTGATACCCAGGATGACCTTATGGACTCAGTTGGTAAAAGTGGTTTCCGCTGCCCTATGTGTAATGGCGTTTCAAAATCGCCATATAAATGTGATTCGGGTAGTGAAATGTCTAAAGGGAAAAGATGTGATTGGAACGCCAACGGTTTATTCGGAACGCTAGGTAAGGGAGTTTTTGTATTCGTTAAAGATACGATGGCCAGCGGAACAATATTTATGCCGTTGGCGTGGGAGTAATCATGTTCGCAACTAAGATTTTTCCAACAATGATCATCCTGGCCAGCATTGGCGCGGGAATTGTTTACGCGGTGAATGGCGACGTTCGGAGCGCCGTTTATTGGTTCGCCGCGGCCACGCTGAATATTTCGGTAACTTTTTAGTGAAGGGTGAATGGATGAAATATGAACGAAAAAATTCCAGAAGACGTTTTAAAATATGCATCTTGGTATAAAGCGGCGCATGGATATAACCCTTTTGAATATTATAAATGTCCTACATGCGGAAGAGAGATACCGCTAATAAGTATTTATCGATGTTATGAATGCCGAATGGGATTTTGTAGAGAATGTTTAATTGCTCACTGTGAAGAATCGAAACAAATAGAAAAAGTTAAAGAAATGTTCGTGGGAAAAAAGGAATCGTAAAATGCAAACCAGTTTTGAATTTGCTCAAAATCCGAGAACTTTATTATTAAATAAATGGCGCGATATTGCTTACGATGATTCAGTTGATGAAATCAGAAGTTTGATAACTTGGAAGGATAATAGAAATGGCGGTATCGTTTATCGTGGGATGTTAACCTGGCTTGGTGATGATTTGGCGCAGGCAATTATTATCCAGCGAACTGATCATGCGACTTATGATTTAGGATGGCATAGATTTATTGATTTTTGCTCGATTAAAAACATAAAGAAAATGGATCAAAAATGGCTCATACGATTGAGAAGTGGCGCAATAGAGCGGCTTCGTACGGGGAATGACGACGTTGAACCTAGAACATGGAACTTAGAACGTAAAACTTTATGAACATAACAACCATCCACATACCGCGCTCAGCGCCCTGGCTGCCGCCTTCCCTGTTAAAGGATCCCGGAGAAATCCGGCATACCGTGCAGTTTTCCGATGCGGAAAAAAGGATCTATCGCAAGCA